ATCCCTACACATATATAGATGCTGCCGCTGCGGACGTTTCTCGTTCTACGGCAACAATTACTTTTGCAAGCGGAGCCTTTGCAGATAATAATAGTGGCACTACTAATAACCCAAAACTTTTTGGGGTGTTGCAAGGGGATGTTATATGTGAAATGGATTCAACGGCAACCACTATTACTAGGTATGCTTATATTTCAAGTGTAACATCATCTACAGTAGTTTACGGGGCATCATCTTCCGACACTAGTGACGGGACTGCGTTAGACGCTAGTAAACCAATGCGTATTTACGTCCCTCTTCGTGCAGGGCATGTTATACGGGTTACAAATTCATTAGTACAAGAAGATAGAGATCACTTAGTTACAGAATTGGCTTACGATGAGGGTAGCGGTGTGACTATGACTTCGATATCCAGTATAGGGCAAAACGATTCAGCGGCAACATTCAGGTCGAATGTTCTAAAAGAAGTACATCAGAACGCACTTAAATATGGTAAAGAACCCCCCGACACGGGTGGAGGGTCGGATAACTTCTCTGACTCATCCGTAAAGTGGACAATCAATGCGACATTTGCTAGTACAACTTCCAATCAAGTTACTTGGGCTAGAGCAGATGGTCTAGCGGGAACTGTTACATTATCGGGGGATAACGGAGAGAAATATAATATTGGTGCAAGTAATACAGGAAGTATGTCCGGAGAGTCGATCATTTATCTTTATCCAGCAAATTCAACATCGTCATTTGCAACGACACTAGCTAAAGATTATAAAGAAGATAAAACAAAATTAGTAATTGGCAGAGCGGGTTTAGCTACAGGAGATAACCCACAAGCAACTTTTGACCTAGCGGAAAATATTTCTACAAGTGGGTCAAACAACCCGAAGATGAAATTTACCGTAGATAAACTAGCTCCCGGCGTTATATCAGTTACTGACGGTTCAGCAGCGGCTCCATCCGTTACTTTCGCATCTGACCCCGATTCTGGGATGTACCAGTACGGTGATGATCAAGTTGCTATTTCAGTCGGAGGAGCTGCAAGATTTATTACCACAGCGTCAGGACTTTATGCTACTACGACAACCACTACAGGAACCGATTTAATTGTAACAGCAGGTGGTTTGATTGCAAAAAAATCTAGCTCTTTACAATATAAAGATAATGTAGAAACTTTAGATTTCGATTCTTCAAAACTTGACAATTTAAGACCGGTAAGTTATAACTATAAATCTGATAATACTCCAGATATTGGTTTAATAGCAGAAGAAGTTAATGAAGTATATCCTGAATTAATTAATTACAATGAAGAAGGGAAGCCAGAATCAGTGAAATATGATGGCTTATCAGTTATGTTGTTAGAGGAAGTTACAAAATTGCGACAAGAAGTTAAAGAATTAAAGGAGAAAAATTAATTGGTCAATTTTAATCCTAATGTGGAAGTTGACGCTGAGATTATTACGGTTGAAAACTTTAATCCTAACCAAGTAGAAGAAGCTCCTATTCCAGAAGATTTCGACGCTACTATAGAATAAAAGTTATATGACTTCTAAACGTGAGCAAATAATACAGCTACGTAAAGAAAACCCAGTTATAAGATTAACAAGAATTGCAGAGCAGGTTGGGGTTAACAAAGCGTATGTCCATCGAGTTCTAAAAAAGGCTGACCTCCCAACTAGGAGCGTACTGACGGCTCGAAAGAACACACCAAAACGAATTGAGTGTAAAGCGTGTGGAGAAGACGTACCAGTTGGGGCAACTCGTGTAGAACGCATACAACACCTACACGATGGTTGTCGTTATAACTACCATAGAATCTTAGTACATTGTAAATTCTGCCGAACCCCCTTTAGACGTAGGCGACATCAGTTATTAAGTTCTAAGAGTAAATATATCTATTGTAGCAAAAATTGTCTTTATAAGGCTAGAAAAGAAGAGAAGAGCTATGAATTGAATTGATTCTCCTGCGGAAGTGTGATATACTATAAGTATATCAATTAGAAGGGAAAAGGGGGACTTATGGATGTTAATTGACGATAATTTAATAAAGCAATGGGAACCTAAAATAAATCGAATGTTACAAACCACTTCGATTAGGGGCATGGATAGAGAAGATATCGCACAAGAATTACGAATTTCTATCCTTAAGGCAGCTAAAGGATTTGACCCTGAACGTAAAGTATCCTTTCATACGTATTTACATACCACAATGATTAATACTATCCGCACTCTTATTACAAAGGCACAACGTCGCCCCGCATTACGTAGTTTAGACAAGTATCTTTCTTTTGAAGACTATGAATCCGATCATTGGGTAAGTAGTCCAGCAGCCCAGAAAGCTTTATCAGTTACAGTTGACATGGATTCTAAACTTACGTTAAACTATATATTAGCAGGATTAAAACTTTCCGAAATTGAACGTTCTTTTTTAGAATTACGCATGGAAAATTTGACAATGGATGAAATTTCTAATACACTACAAGAGTCTGCTTATAAAATTCGTAATCGAATCAAGCAGAAATTGGGTGGTAGGACAGAACAAAGGCTTTTGCTATGGTTAAACGGGACGGAAAACCCTTAAGTGATTACAATTCGCAGGATGTGCGGAAAGAATTTACTTGGTTATATTCACGTAAACACCATAAGGACTATACAAATAAAGGTTTTATAGGTTATGATCTAAAAATTATTAAACAAGCTATTGAAAAATATGGTTTGTTTAAAGTTTTATCAGGGTTATATAATGGTATTAATACTAATTCAGATTCTGTATCCATTAAATACATTCTTAAAGGTTTTGAATTTAAGTATTATTTGACTAAGTATAACCCTGAACTGTATTATAAAGTAAAAGCATATGGGAACGATAAAGTAAAAGCATACTGGCGTAAATACGTACTTTTAGATGCTAAATGGTTTCCAACTGCGTCCTCCGAACAACAGAAGAAGAAAATTGAAACGAAGTTATTGGAGTGGTCAAATGCCAAAGAGAGCTAATAGAAAGGGGGGATTTTCTAAATCTACCTCGTCTAAAAGAAAACAGTTGCCCGTCAACGATCTAACTGGACGTACTGCTCCCGAAGGGCAATATCGAGTGATATCTATTGCTAAGGTCGGCTTTAGCTATAATCAAGAGGTATGGATAGAAGGAACTTTCTCCTCTTTCCCAGAAGCTAAGAAAGTTGCTGATGACAAAGCGGTAGATGGTGTGGTATGCTACATTCACGGTAGCGGCCCAAGAGTGATTTATAGAGCGAGGTAAAGATGCAGAGTTTTGAATACATAGAATCCGGTGTTTTATTTAATCTGGTAGACCCTGTAAATTTTAAAAACTTTAGATACACAGGTAAAGACTTTGCAAAGCATGGAGAAGTACATACATTTATTATTAATTATGTAGATCAATATAAAGAGACCCCCTCTATATCTACTTTGTCAGAAAATTACCCAACGTTAGATACGTCAGCGCAAACGTTAAATTATGACTATGCTGTAGATCAATTTAAAGATCAAGTAATCTATAGGAAAATTGTCAATTCAATTCAATCTCAAAAAGAATTATTGAAAGATAATCCATCAAAAGCCCTTTCGTCGATTATTTCTACGCTGGGGGACGTTGAAATAGAAACCGATGAGGATGTATCTATATACAATGATGGAACCCCTGTCAGATTAGAAGAGTGGAAAGAACGAACCAAGCGTCGGCAAATGGGAGATGGTTTGATGGGTATCCCAACTCCGTTTACTTCGTTTAACAATACGGGTGTGGGGTGGATGCCGGGGGAATTAATTGCGATGTTTGCCCGCCCAACCGTCGGTAAGACTTGGATGTGTGTGGAGGCTGCGGCTACCGCCGTTATGAATGGGTATAAGACATTACTAATTTCTACTGAAATGACAACATCAGCTATAAGTTTACGGGCAGATGTAGTACTAGCCAAGAAAATGGGATACAACTTTTCACATAGAGCATTACGTAATGGAGACCCCATTGACGAGGAACAGTACATGAGGTTTCTAAAAGAACTAAATGGGCGTTCATTGTTAGTGTGCGACCATATAGAAGGAGAGGCCACTATTTCTATAGAGAGTATTGCTAGGTTAGTACGAAAGCATTCTCCTGACTTTGTGGTTTTAGATGGAATTTATCTAATTTCATCCGGTGATGGTAAAAAGGCGATGTGGGAACAATCTCATGCGCTTTTCTATGGGATGAAAAACTTATGTTTAGCTACGAATACAGCTATATGGGTTTCAACGCAAGCCACCAGAGAGGCGGCAAATATGTTTGAGCCTCCTAGAGCAGACCAAGTAGCTTTTGGGGACGCTTTGATTAGGGCGGCTGATGTGGCTATGGCTATGTGTCTCATTGAAGATCATGATGATAAACGTTTAATGCAGATACAGAAGTATCGAGATGGCGTTCTACCTGCCGAGGAGTATTATTTGCACTGGGACGTAGATTGTGGTATGATTTATGAAGATGATGAGTTTTCCATCATTGACGACGATGATTTAGATGATGGTGGTTTTTAACAAGGAGTAAAGATAATGGGATTGTTTGATGTATTTAAAAATTCAGATAGTATTATTGTAAAGCAAGGTACATCTAAAGGGCCGGGGAAACCTAAAGTAAACATTACTATTGGGGATATAAAACGTGGGCGAGTTGTAGATGCTAATGGCTACAGTAGCGATATTGTATTATTCCTACGTGCCTCAAGGGTAAAACGAGAGCTTCGTGGTTAATTGGTCTAGTTTATTACTGGATGCAGGGATAGATGTCCCCTTAGAACGTGATCAATTTAATATCTCTTGTCCGTTTCATATAGATGATTTACCGTCCTGTTCAATTAATGTAACGGTAGGTAAATGGATATGTTTTGCAGGGTGTGGGCAAGGGTCATTAGTAACTTTTCTTTCAAAGTTGACAGGTCAAGGTATAGAAAATATACAACGGGACATTGCAAATAATGCAGTTGAATTTGATTTTGATTTCTTTGAGAGCGAATTTCCAAGTGAGGACGAACTTGGTGAAGTTGAATACCCCGGTAAGCGTCAGATAGTTCCTGAGTGGATTTTTGATAGGGGGTTTTCTCGTAAAACTCTAAAAGATTGGGATTGCGGTATGAATGACTACGGGGATTTAATTATCCCCGTTTATGATGCCAAGCAACGCTTGGTGGGGTGGATGGAACGTAGGATTGATGCGACTCCCAAGTATATGTATTCTAAGGGTTTGAGAAAGTCTCAACTTTTATTTGGGGAACATAAGATACAATCGACGCAGACCATCTGTATTACAGAGGGGGCCTTAGATACTATGTGGTTAAACCAGAACGGCTACACAAGTATCGCCTTATTGGGGGCTTCTTTATCCTACACACAACAAAATAGGTTAAAGGCTTTACACCCCGAAGAAATTGTGTTATGTTTAGATAATGATGCAGCCGGTCAAACAGCGATTAATAAAATTAATAGTTGCATGAGGGATAGCTGTGTGGTATCATGGATAGAGTTACCCGAACGGGTAAAAGATGTACAAGAGATACGTCAACAAACATTACTTAAACAAGTAATTGATAATAGAGCCTTTTGGTAAAGGCTAAAGGAGTGTAATTATGGGTGGTATATCCGCTATACAAAACAGAGTTGAAGAAAGTGCAAACCCACAGTTTTCACAAACTACTGGTCAGGAAATCTTTTTCAAAGATGGCGACCAAGCGTTCCTCACCCCAGTAGCTACTGGAGAGGAAAATGATCTTCTTTTGGATGAGGTTTATCTATACACGTACCGATCTGGAAACCGTTGGATTAACCTTCTAAAGGACGATGATGTAGATGCGTCAGACGTTCCCGATAACATAAGAGCGTCTCACAAGTTTGCATTTTGGGCATATGTTCATGATATTATGCACACTGAGAAGCGTTTTGATGATTGGGAAGAAGTTGAAGGCCCTCAAGGGAAGAAACTGTTCGTTCAACACGTTAATGATTTTCGAGTAATTCCGTTAGGTTTTGGTCGCAGTAATTACATTTGGAACCAACTTGTAGATGTTTATAATGATTGGGGAGCCTTGAACAAGGGAGTCATTAGAGTGAAGCGTACTGGCACAGGGATGTACGATACATCGTACACTCTGACAGCAACGGCAAGAAACACTGATGTACCTGCTGATAAACTCGCTTCGGTTTCCGATCTTACTGGTATTAAAGTCTATTACAAAGATCGTTATGGTCAGGTAAGTCAAGCAACTCCATCTAGTGAGGGAGTGTCGTTAGATACAGGTAACACGGATACCTTGTTGGAGAACGACCTCTTCAATTAAATGCTAGTTACTCCAGATACATATGAGTCGGTTCTTACAGTCATTAAAGAGTATCCAACATGGATTGTAGATGTAGAAACTAATGGTCTGGAGTGGCATG